ACAAATGTATTGTAAGTCAACTGAAAATCATTGGCGTCGATCTTCTGTAATGGTATCCTATACTCCACTAAAGCAGTTTGAGCATCTGTCAATAGAAAATTCTTCCTATAGACTATCTTTCCAACCCTCGTATCGAAGTCTGGGACAAGACTAGTATCCCATCCTAAAGGTTGTGGAGTAGTTATAGCCCCAGGAGTCCAGTTTTTTGTAGTTCTCACCAATAATACAGTTCCTTGTAATGTCTCCGCATTTAGAGCAGTATCTAGGACATTAGCAATTCTAAGTCCCATTTTACCACCTCTAATTATAATATCACCTGTGAATGCAGGTAACGAAAACGTAACATCTGGAGCAATAGCTCCGCCTGCGGCTCCCCAAAATGAAGATCCAGATCCGTTATCAATAGCCTTCTCAGCAAGAATAGCCATAGAACTAACAGTTGCAGGTGTATTAAATGATGTAACAACAGATCCTAATGAACGATAATGTTCCTTAAATAGTGTAGAATCCCAAAGATGTTTCTTATATGCAGATCGGGAAGTCTTTTTTCCTTTGTAATTAAGAGACCCTCCAGTCCCAGATTGCGATGTGAATGCATTACTTCTTCGTGAACGTCGAGTCGTCCGACGTTTTTTAAACGTTCTACGACTTTTGGAAGTTCCAGCGCGAGAACGCTTCCTCGTATGAATTCCGCGAGCCATAATGAAAATCAAGACAGGGGTGGGGTATTTATAGCAAGCGGCTTCGCCGCTGGCACCAGGTCGCCTTCGGCTCCATCAGTCCAGCTACAGCCTGCCTTCGGCAAGCGCCGGACAATTTCTATAATCTAATATCTCGGGTTTAGTTATGTTTTTTTCCTCGCTTGAGACCGACCACTTACCGCCATCGTCGGGCTGCGCTTAATACGTAAGCAATGACAAAAGCAAGCTTTAATTTATTCCATTAATTCAAAAGATACACGCCGCTCAAGAGCTGGCAACTGAGGATTTACTTCATCACCCCATTTAAATATCTCGCGAGCATGAAAGTTCGACGTTACAATAAACTTATCAGCAAGAAGCGGCAACATGCCGCCCTTGTTTTCAACAAGACACTTATACCTATCAAACCAACGAAGAAGATGATTGATATCGATTCCGCCAGGGCCAAAATCGTCAATTATGACTTCTTTTTCACATAAATAGCCATTCCACCACTTCGTGCGAGGATCCTTCACATACGCGGAGGGGAAAAGCTCATGAGCTTTTCTAGACTTTCCCACTCCAGGAGGTCCATAGATCCATCTGACTGAGATGTCAGGTCGATCACAGGGTTGTCGAAGTGAGAGAGCGTTTCGAAGCAAGTTATGACCGGAGAAGAGATACGCTCCGGGGAAGGAATCGGCGAACTCAGCCACTCCTGAATTTCCAGATCCGATGGCAGCCACGAAGGAGCGAGCAACGTCGTCTCGACTCGCACCGGCAGCTGCTCCTTCATTAAGGTGACCTCCTTCTTCAAAGTTTCCACCTTTTGAGCAATACTCTCGATTTTGTCGAGCAGTACCTCTTGCCCTCTCGACATGGACCCTATTGCCAAGTTTATCCCTAAAAGCATTGAAAGACATGCGTCGTCGAAGCGAGGCGTACCCCTGGAGGTGCGGAGTTCCTCCATCGCCGACCTCACGGCCGATGATCCAATATTTAGCCGATTCTTCGAGGAAACCTCTGCATCTGGGGAAATCTTCCTCTTCGACATAGTTATTGAGTGTAAAGCAGTAATGGAAAGAGTTGTGAGACATAGATTGAAGCAAACATTATCCTTTATTTATAGAGTGGGTAGAGGGGTGGGTAGGGCGTGGGGGGTAATACTAACCCCCACGCTCTGCCTTCCTTGCCGTGTACGATACATGGTTTTAACGTCACCCATGACGATTAGAACGCGTCTGCTGAGAAAGACAAATTAAAATACTTAGTAACAGTCAACGTGTCTGCCGTAGCATTACTCACGTTACCAGCCATTATAATCCATACAAATGTATTGTAAGTCAACTGAAAATCATTGGCGTCGATCTTCTGTAATGGTATCCTATACTCCACTAAAGCAGTTTGAGCATCTGTCAATAGAAAATTCTTCCTATAGACTATCTTTC